GTCGGCAGCGTCAGATGTGTATAAGAGACAGATCCAACTCCGCTTTAGGGTTGCCAATGCTTTCAAGCTTTTCTTTCGCAACCTTAGTCTGCGCCATTAAATCCTCATATTTTTCTTTATCTGCCTGTTTGACTGCACTTAAATCTGTTTCAAGTCCTGATAGTTTCTTTGCAGCATCCTGTGCATCTTTCAAAAATTCACAGGATGCCTTATCTGCTATAGGACATCCACTAGCAGTTAGAAGTTCTGCTTTTTTCTGTGCTGTTTCTATCTTATTTTTGAGATTTCCTATTCTCACACGGCTTTCTCCAAGAAACATCTGTGTCTGAGTTTTTAATTCGGCAATTTTATTTATGGCTGCATCGTATTCAGATATCCTTGGTGCGAGTGCCTGACGCTCTGTGCGTACTGTTTCCATTTCTTTTACCGCATCTTCAATGTTTGCCTTAAGCCTAAGTGTTGCCATCTGGCTTTGTTTAGCTGCCTGAAGTTTAGTGGTTTCATTATGAGTTTTTTGAACTATTACTTGCAGATTTTCCAGTCTGTCAGTCAGTGTTTTAAGCTGCATTTCATCCTGTAAAAGTGGCTCAAGTTCTGCCCTTGCCTTAGAGATTTTCTCTGCCGCAAAAGCTGTTGCATCTGCCATTCCTGCAAGAGCTTTTGCATCATCCATATCTCTTTTTTGTTTTTGCAGTTCAGTTTTCTTTTCCTGTACCTGCGCATCAAGCTTTGCCGCCTCTTTTGCCTTTTCCTGTGCCTGATGCAATAATTCCTGCCTGAGTGTTTCTTCTTTTTCCCTAGACTGGATTTGTCCCTCTAAGGCTGTGACCTGTGCAGACTTAAGTGTTTTTTCCTTTTCACATTCCTTTAATTCATCTTCAGTCTGCTCTTTAGCTGCCATTTGTGCATTTAACACTTCCATGCGGTCACTTAGCGATGCAAGCTTACGTCTTTGGTCTGTTGCCTTTTCTTTTGCAATGCTTTCTGCCCTGTCATAAACTCCAAGGTTTAACAGGCTTGATAAAACCTCCATCCTGCGGTCACTGTCTGATTCAAGAAAAAGTCCATATGCATCCTGTCTTATCAGGGCGATGGAGCAAAATGTCTGGCAGTCCATCCCGACTGTCTGAATTATTTTTGCCTGTGTCAGTGGCATTGTAGTATCACTGTAGTTTTCCCATTCTCCAGTATCAGGATTTTTTCTTGCAAGTGCCAGCGTACCTTTGCTTTTTGTTCTGGTTCTTGCCACCCTATAGTCGTAGCCACCCATTTCAAATTCAAATATAATTGCCCCTTTTTTCTCTCCGCTACGTACCCATTCACCCTTTAAGCCATCTCGGCTTGTTTCATATAGGCAGTCAGCTATAGCATCCATAAAAAGGCTGCTTTTTCCTACACCATTTTGACCATTGACCATTGCCATGCGTATATCTTCAAATCCAAACACTGCATGGGTATAGCTACGATAGTTTGTAACTTCTATCTGTTTTGGTATAAATGCTCCTGTATGCTGGTCTGTTTCCCTGCCATCATCTGCCTGTCTGATTATTGGTTCTGCCAATTCTTCTAGCCGACCTATGTCTACATCCGTTAATTTTCTATCTGTTTCCTGCATTGTAGCAAGGTATTGGTGGAGTGCTATTTTAGGGTTATCCTTTGTTGCAACTCCTTCTGTTATTAGCGTGTCTGCTTCATTATGTATAAAGTCTGCTACATGAAATGCGCCATAGTCCTGCATCAAATAACTTTGCAATGCTGCACGGTTCAGAGCCTTTTCCTGTTCTGGCGTTGCATCATAGAAAATGCGTATAATTGCATCTTTGGCACATGGGTCTATTCCATCAACTGTACCATTTGTAATAAATTCTGCGACCTGCTCTTGCGTTAGTTTTACTGTCAAATGTCTACGTTCTGGGGTATGGATAAATCTGCTTTGTGTAACTTCTGTACCTGTAATTTCATGGATGTAGAAGCCATGCCCCATACCCTCATCGTTAAATGTCAGCTGATTTGGACTGCCGCTATAAAATGCTGGAATATTGCATAACAGCTTTTGTGGCTTATGTATATGTCCGAAACATCCAAGAGTCACACCTGTGCTGTCTATGGTCTGTGGCAGGATTACTACGTCCTGCCCTGCAAGAAATGTCTGACCACTCTCCGATTCGCATCCTGCAACTGTATAGTGTGCTACTAAGATACTTGGTTTTGTATGGTCGATTTGTGCAGCTTGTCCCATAATGATTTCATTGACCAGCGTAGTGGCATTCTGATTTTCTGTATGTGCATCTGCATCTGGCATAAAAACACGTAGCCTTCCTTTATCAAATCCTGGCATAGCAAGTATCTGTATTTCTCCTTTGCTAGTTTTTAGTACATCTAGTTTAGGTGTTGTATAAATGTTCAGGTTGTAAAGTCCCTGTGTGAGATTTCTCAATACATTGAATGCTTTCGGATTGTCATGGTTTTGTGTTCCAAAAAGCAGTACCACCTCTTCACTTGCCCTGCAGAGCGGGCGGATGAAACTGTTTATTGCTGCATTTATATCATCCAGTACTGTATCTGCCCATACCCTTGAGCGATTAAATAAATCTCCAGCTATTATAGTCACATCTGGTTTTTCAATTTCTGCTGTCTGTGCTATTGCCATCATACAATCCAGTGTGTCTTTACGTCTTGCATTTACCCCATCTTTTATGGGACCGTTCAGGTCTCCAAGGTGAAGGTCTGCACAGTGTAAAATTTTAATCATTGTCCATTCCTCCTATTAATATCAGCCTGTTGGCAGAATGCACAAAGGCAGCGACCAAACCTCTTTTCAGAATAATTTCTAATTGCCTCTGGTGTCCATTTTTGACCATTTTTGCCTGTAGTTTCGCTTATCTCTTTGCCACAGCCTTCACATATAATTTCCTGTGGTTTCTGTTGCACTAGGTCGTTATCCCATGGAAATGTTTCTGATTCTGTGTCTGGAAATTCTTCTCCAGTATAAGCACCCTTTTGGTATTTATTGCTATAAGTCATTCCTGTTGCATTGTCTGAAAGTTTCTGTGGTGATGTTTCCTGAATTGGTGCTGGCTGGTTGTTTGGTATTTCAAAAAGCAGTCCCATATCACGGAGTGAATTGTTTATCAGTGCCTTACGCATTTCTGGTGCGTCAAGATTTGGCACGATATGGGCTATAATAAAAGGCTTTTTTAATTCATTAGCCGTATATCCCTGTGCTAGTCCTAAAGCTGCCCTTAAACACCTCATATATGCTTTAGTTTCTGCCATGCTTGCCCTATGCGGCAAAAATTTCTTATACTGTGCTTCTGTCATTGATTCCTTTTCTAGTGAACAGTCAATTTCCTTACTTTTTGTTATCAGACGGAATCCTCCGCTTGGCTCTGGTACTCTTACTGTTACTGTGTGCTTTACATCATAAACATGCGCACAATTCCCACAAACTTGGGCGTTTCCTGTAGCTTTTGCCATTTGAATACATCTTTTGCACACTTCTGGCTGTTCTGCTCCACTATAGACAATGCTAATATTTGCTGCTGCGGCTAGTTTTGTACCACCTACAGTTGTAATAGCGTATTTATGTGATTGCTTTTCGTAATAAACATCATTTCCATCTGGGTTTGTATCCAACTGTACCTCATTGACAATGATTCGCTGCATATTACTCATTACCTGCATTGAAGTCACCGGAACTAAGACATTATATTTATCCGGTGGGTACTTGTTCAGCTGGATGATTGTGTCTTGTGATATATTCATCTTTTAATCTCCTCTCTTTTACTGATGCATGGCTGTTTACCATCAACATTATTCTTGACTTTTCCAGCTGGAACTGCTACAATATGGATGTTTGCTTGAGTACCTGTTTTTTCAGGTGCTCTTTTTCCATATTGTTCAGTTCCATGCATAATTCCATAGTAATCTGTGAAAACGCAAGTTTTCTTACACATTCTTCTGTCAGTTTCACAAGATACCAGTGCTGTAACACCACCTCCCTTCCATCATTCTGGTATATGTGTTCCTGCTTTTTCTTGGCATAACTTAGTGCTTCATCAAACATACTGTCTGTGATACTGCTGCCAAGCAGTTCCTCTACTTCTGCTTTTCTAACTTCCTGCATTATTTTCCTCCTTCTGGCTCAATATTTTATGTCTGTATAGCATGTACTACTAATGCCATCAAACACAAAGGCAAACTGCCCTGAATCTTGTTCTGTTTCCAGATGCTTTTTAAAAAACTCATACTGCTGTGCTTTGCTTTTTTTACAATCGCACTTCTCTCCTGGGTCAAGATTTGCACCACAGGCAGGACAAACAGTGTAATATGCCATGATATTCCCCCTATTTTTTGTTCTTTTCAATCACTGCATTAACTATATCCATTGGAATTCCAAATTTTTCAGCAAAGATATACTTATTTGCTTTTCCCTGTCCATATGCAAACTGCCCATTTTCCGTGGCTGCCTTGTTTACTGCTCTAATGGTCTGGTATGCTTTATTTTCTTTGCAACCAAGAAGTTTCATAACATCTGCTGCTGTAACATAAGTTGTCATTGATGCCTTTAAAACCCCTGGTGCTGTTGCTAATGCATCCATTCTATAGCACCTCCCCTATAAGTTTTTCTTTACCCAAAGTTTCAGGCTTTGCGCTATTTGTTCTAATTCCTCCAAAGTTCCAAGTATCTTATGCATATCTTCAACCTCATCTTTGGAAATAATCCCATCTGAGGTAATATCAATCAGTAACTCCTGTACACTGCCCATTTCACGCAATACAGAAATGGCACGTAATGATATCCTGTCAAGGCTTGAAATATCAGCTTTGGGGATATTGCTACCAAGAGGACAGATGTTTATGCAATAGTAATTCTCCAGTTCTGGTGCATTGTATAATCCAGCCATAAGGTGGATTTCCTCTGGATATGGGTTAGCGACACCTTTTTCTATCCTGTACAGTCTGCCTCTATCAATAGCCATTATTTCTGCTGCACCTTCTCTGCTTCTTAACTGTTCATTGTGCCTTGAAGCTGTGCAACGTGCTTGATAAAAGATGTTGGAACTGGTTTCTTCTGCTATATTTGACATTTTGTTTTTAACCTCCATAATGTAAAATATTTAAAACGCTACTACTACATAAT